ACGATCTCGATCAATACGTAATGAGAGGTATATTATGAAACAAATAAACATTTTCGGAGATATAGAGGAAAGCGATCCTTTACTAAGAGATAAATTTATAGAGCCTCCATTTAGTATATTAGATACAAAACAGGGTAATTGGCAAAGGCGAAAAAGACAATGGAAAAAAATAGGAATGAAAAGCGAAGTAGGGAGAGACGTAGTTCTATTTAGTATGGGTACTAAGTCTTATAAAAATAAGGAAGAGTATGAAGATAAAGAAAGTACTAAACTTAATACATCTATTTTTGATCCGGCTCTTTGCGAAGTATTATATAATTGGTTTTGTCCGAAAGGAGGAAATATATTAGATCCTTTTGCCGGGGGATCCGTTAGAGGTATAGTAGCTAACTACTTAGGTTATAAATATACCGGTATAGATATTAGGCAAGAGCAAATAGAAAGTAATCGAGATCAAGCTATTGAAATTCTAAGCGTTAATAATCAACCTAATTGGTATGTTGGAGATAGCGATAAAGTTCTTGACGATTTTAACAAAGAGTATGATTTTGTTTTTAGTTGTCCTCCCTACGCCGATTTAGAAGTATATAGTAAATTAGAGGGAGATATATCCAATATGCCTTACGTTAATTTTATACAATCTTACGAGAGTATAATAGCCAAAAGCTGCAAACTATTAAAGAAAGGCGGGTACGCTTGTTTTGTAGTAGGAGAAGTAAGAAACAAGAAAGGAAACTATATAGGGTTTGTACCGGATACTATAAGAGCCTTTGAAAAATGCGGTATGAAATTCTATAACGAAGCGATACTATTAAACGCTATTGCGAGCGCAAGTATGAGAGCCGAGAATAATATGAAAAATCAAAAACTAACCAAAGTACATCAAAACGTATTAATTTTTAAAAAAGAACAATGAAGCAAATAAACATATTCGGAGAGCTAGAAAATAAAAGCTGGTTTGAGAAAAATCTAAAACAAATCAAAATAGGACTTGAAGGCGAAAGCCAAATAAGATCAATGCTATCTAAGAATAACATTAGATTTATGCAAGCCGACTTAATATTTGACCATAACAATCAATACTATTGTGCCGAAGTTAAAACGCAAGAGAAATACTTAGCTCCTCCGTTTGACGGTCACGGTTTACCAATGTGGCAAATATCCGCAAGATTAAACCTATATAATAAAACGGGAATTATACCATACTTATTTGTTAGATGCCTAACCGATAATGTAGTATACCATCAAGATCTTAGAGAGTTAATGAAAACCAATTATTTTCAAACTAAAGGATCTAGCCCAAGAGTAATATTTAACTTAAACGATTTTAAAAAAACTACTATTGAGTGAATAAAGAAAAAATGCGAGATCATTATCTTTTGGCTTTAGTCGATATATCAAACGGAAAAGATATAAGAGAGCTAGAAGAGGCAATCGATTTATACGAACTAAACGAAGAGTATGAGGCTTGCGCCGGAATATTGAAAGCAATACACGAATCAGGATACTTAACAATAAAAGACTTAATAAAAATAATAGATGAACAACGAGACGATTAAACAACTAGTAGAAAACTATTTTAAAATAAAACTAAATAGCAAAACAAGAGTTAGACAATACGTAGAAGCGAGAGCAATATACTATAAACTACTAAGAGAAAATACCCGAATGAGTTTAGCCGCTATTGGTAAAACAATGAATAGAGACCACGCTACGGCTTTACATTCAATAAGAAAGATAGAAGATTGGTTACAATTCGATAGACAATTAAAACAAGACTACAATACCTTAAACGCTAGGGTACAACACGCTATAAGATTAAACCCGGATTTATTTAACGAGGTTAAATCGGTTGAAGAGTTTTACGAGGTTGAGTATAAGAAACTAGAAGATAAATATAACCAAGTATTAAGAAACAATACAAAAGAATATAGGGAGTTAGTTACTAAATACAACTTCTTAAAGTCGGTATTAAAGGTACATCAACCTAAAAGAATAGAGAGCGGAGAGTTTGATCTAGTTTAACAAATTGATACAAAAGTTATTATATAATTGAATAAACAATCTATTTCAATATGGATAAGAGAATAAATAACGGAGGAGCTAGAGAAGGAGCCGGAAGGAAACCTAAAGCCGAAGAGATAAAACTAGTAGAAAGATTAAGCCCCTTAGAGGACGATGCGTTAAACGCTTTATCGGAAGGAGTTAAATCCGGGGATATCAAATGGGTGACTCTATACCTTAACTACTATTTAGGAAAACCTAAAGAAACTAGGGATATAACTATAAACGAGGACTTACCTCTTTTCGTAGATTAATGCGGGTTAAAATAACCAAAGCACTAACCAAGTTAAGAGAATTAGATAAACGAATTAAAGTAGTAAGAGGTGGAACTTCCGCCGGTAAAACTATTTGTATTCTACTTATCCTAATCGACTACGCAATAAAAAACCAAGGTAAAGAGATAAGCGTAGTATCGGAGTCTATACCACATCTCCGTAGAGGGGCTTTAAAGGACTTCTTATCCGTTTTAAAAGGACTCAATAGGTATAAGGAGGATCAATTCAATAGGAGTACCTTAAAGTATACTTTTACGAATAATAGTTATATCGAGTTTTTTTCAACGGATCAGCCGGATAAACTAAGAGGCGCACGAAGAACCGACCTCTATATTAATGAATGTAATAACGTACCCTTCGATGCTTATACTCAATTAGCCGTAAGAACCTCCGGAGATATATGGCTTGACTATAACCCGTCGAGTTTGTTTTGGGTTGATAAAGAAATAATAGGGCAACCGGATACGAACTATATAACCCTAACCTATAAAGACAACGAAGTACTTCCGCAATCAATAGTAGACGAAATAGAGAAAGCAAGAGAGAAAGGTAAGACGTCGACTTATTGGGCTAATTGGTGGAACGTTTACGGACTTGGAAAAATCGGTGCGCTCGAGGGTGTATGTATTCCGGATTGGAAAGAGATCGATAAAATACCAAACGAAGCAAGACTATTAGGATATGGATTAGATTTCGGCTATTCGGTAGATCCAAGTACGATTATTTCTCTTTACAAATGGAACGAAGCTTATATATACGACGAGGTACTATACAAGAAAGGAATGCTCAATAGAGATATTAGTAGATTCCTAACTCAACTAGATATAAAAGAAACTATCGTGGCGGATTCCGCAGAGCCAAAGAGTATCGCCGAATTACAAGGGTACGGGCATTCTATATACGGAGTAAGCAAAGGAAGAGATTCCGTTGTTCACGGTTTAAACCTAATGAATCAAAACGAGATCTACGTTACCTCAAGAAGTAAGAATCTAAAAAGAGAATTAGGGGGCTATATATGGGCAAAGGATAAAGAAGGCAATACGTTACAAAAACCTACGGGGTTACATCCGGATTGTATAGATGCGGCTCGCTATATTTTAACCGATCAATTAGAGAACCCGAATAAAGGCGAGTATTATATTTATTAAAAAAAGTTAATAAATTGTTTATATATTAAAAAAGTTTTGTATATTAGCTATATAATTTAAAACAAACAAAATGAGAAAACATATAAGTAAAAGTTTAAGCGGTTTAACAAAAATTGAATTTAATCAAGTTTTAAACTTAAAAAGCGAAATAATTAAAACATCAAACAGTAGTGTAGCTTACAATTTAATTTACTATAAGTATGCAAAAAGAATAAAAACTAATTACCCTGCTATAAAACAGATATTAAATTTAAACTAAAACACAAGGAGGGGGGGGCAACCCCCTTTTTAAAAACAAAGACAAATGGAAACTAAAATATTTTATACGGAAACGGGATACGATAGAACAAGCTATATCTTTTTTGAGATGAGAAAAGAAACAAAATGTTTTTATTACTTAGAAGCTATTGGAAAACATAACAACGAATATGGCGTTAATCCTGATAGAACTAAAGTTACGGGAACAGGATTTAGAATCAAAAAAGAAAACAAAAGTTTCATACAATGGAACGGTCAAGCTTTAAAAGAAAATAGAAACTATACTTATACAGGAGCATAAGAGGGAAACCTCTTTTTTATTAACCAATCAATTAACTATGACAACAAAGAAAAACAATAGATTAGAAACAAGGATATTAAAAGCTATCTTTAGTAGTAAGAATATAATATTAGGATCAACTTGGGTTTTAACGGCTTACGCTTCTATGTACGCTTGGATGTATTTAATAATGTTTATATTTGAATTATAAAATGCGAGAGGCTTGTTGGTACGAGAATATATATATAGTTCAAAAGCCTATTAGTCGAGGTACTAAAAAGGGAGGTTACGACGTAAAAATTAATATAGATTACAAGGGTAAGAATACAATCGAAGGAAACCAAACTTACCAACAAAACTCAAACGAGTTAGAAGATAAAATAGAAGAGGCGTATAGATACGCTTATAAAAGGTTTATATTAGGGGAATAGTTTGGGCAGCTATAAATGTCCGTTTCATTTTGTTAGTAGGATTAGGGGAGCTTACCTGACTAGGTTCCTCTTTTTCTATTTATACAAATAAGGTTTAATTTTATTATATATATATGAAAGTACAGATAAACGTTCCGGATAGTTTAAAGGATATTACTCTTGAGCAATACCAAAAGTTTGAAAAGCTAAATACCGAAGAAAATAAAGATAGCTCTTTCTTGCTTCAAAAAATGATTGAGATATTTTGCAACCTTAATTTAAGAGACGTAGCTAATATTAAATATAAGAGCGTACAAGAAATAACAAAGCATCTTAATAAAGTCTTTGACGTTAAAACGGATCTAACCCCAACATTTAAATTAGGAGGTATAGAGTTCGGTTTTATACCCGTCCTTGACGATATGACCCTAGGAGAGTATATCGATCTCGATACCTATCTCGGAGATTGGGAAAATATGCATAAGGCTATGAACGTTCTATATAGACCTATAACGGTTAATAATAAAAATAGATATAATATAGAGGACTATAAAGAAAGCGATAATACCGAACTCTTTAAAGATATGCCTTTAGATATTGCTATGGGTTCCCTTGTTTTTTTTTGGAATTTAAACAGCGAGTTATTACAAAT